GAGAATTTTCTCTTGTCTACCAAGAGCAATGTCTCCAAATATACCTTTTCCTACAGCACCAGCAATCCCAGCAACAGACCTAAGTCCTGGCACAGCACCAGCAATATCACCAGCAAAGTCTTTAACATCTTTACCAAATTGAGTTATGTCTTCTTTGATTACAGTCCCAACTTCTTTTGCAATACTGCTAGAGACAAGACTTTGCTCACGCATTGTCTTTTTAAGACTCTTATTCGAATCTTTAAAGTCTTTTACTGCTTTGGAAAATTCTCTTTCATCGTTGGCCATTTAATTTACCTTACTTCTTTTTATCTGAATATGCATTACCAGCAAAGAATGCAGCAACAATTGCGGCAACTGAAACAAAATATGTTGCAGCCATGTCGCCTAAAATCTTTGATGCTTGATCCAATCCAACCAAATTTGCAATTACTACTGCAAATGGATATAGTAACATACCCCAGAGGGCGAACCATGCCATTTGACGCATCGCATCTCTACGGGCATCTGCATCTTCAAGTGCTTTTCTTTTAAATTCCAAATCCATCTCCATCTCTTCAATTGAGAGATGCCCATCACCATTAGTATCCTTTTTTGCAACCGCCTCATCAACGGTAATTGTTTTCTTCTCGTCTGCCACGTTCTTCTCCTTAGTAAGACCGTCTTCCACCAGCCTTTCTGTTTGCTTTTCTTTGTTGTTGTTTCAACTTTTCATCTTCTAAATGTTGTAACAACAATCCAACATAAACCTCCCTCTCCCATGGCATCATACTCTCAATTTCAGTTAAGGAATACTTGTGATGTTGCATTAACGAAAAATTAAGTTTGAAATAGTTTTCCAAACTATTGTGAGAGAGGGCCACTAAAAAAAATTGTTTAGGCCTTCAATCACATGGTCACTTTCAACTCCTGTCACTGGATTTTTCACTTTAGTTCTATATCTAACCTTTGGAGAGGTTTCAAAAAACTTTTGAACTTTCTCAAATTGTGCATGTGTTAGAGAATCTAGAAACTCATCTAGTTCTTTCACATCCATATCATTCTTTTCGTAAACATTTTCTGCGTCATAAACTTGTCCAACACAATTGCGAATAATCTTAAATGCAGATTCTTGGTCAGTTGTGTCTACTCCATCCATAGTGGAAGTCTTTGGATAGTTCATAACAATACCAACATCATCTGTTAGTTCAATTTTATTACTATGTCCTTCAGTATTTTCACAAACAACTTTTGTTAAATCAATTTCGATTTCAACTCTTGTTTTTTTATCGTCTGGACACAGAACACTTACTTTAGAAGTTTCACCGATTGACTTGGCTCTTAGATTTACGAAGACGTATTCCAAATCAAAAATGGGAAGAGATTTTGCATTCAACTTTCCAAATGTGCAAGCATCAACAATATCTTCAACCGCCTTTAGAATGGTTTCTGGTTTATTGTCTTGCTGTGCAATTAACAATTTCTTTTCTTCTTTTACAAGAAAAGGTCTATATTCAACTTTTTCACCAGTTGAAGGCAAAGTCAATTCATACTTTGCACTTTGTAGCGAAGGTAGTGCCATTATATTTTCTCCTATTATATAGCATTATCTATGTTTAAGCACCAGATTGCTATCTAGCTACTGGGCCCCTACCAGATTGTTCTGGTTTCCAATCTCTATAGGCCATTGTAACAGTAAGTCTTGTTAGTTCACTTCTGCTGTTTTGGTCTAACGAAATAGCGTTTACAGTTTTGGGATAAGCTTCATAAACTCTACATGAAAAGATTACATTATCTTTTTCATCTAATTGTTTAATTTCCATATCGCCCACATATTCAGTATAATAATTCATATCATAACTGTTTTCATTATAAATCTTTTTTTGCCAGTTATCAAAATATTTTTGTATTTCGTAATCACGATCTAGTAAAAATACCATTTGGATTTCACCAGACAGTGTAAGTCCATGAGCAATTTCATATGAAGGCCCATAAACATTTTCGTTTGCTTCAGTTCTCATGTTTCTGCCTGGAATTTCACAACTTTCACACCTTAGTGATACAAGTCTATTCTCTCCTCCACCAGCAGCAGTAATAGAGACTTCAAATCTATTAGGACGAACTATTCCATTGTTTGATATACTTGAAAAGAAATTGTTTGGAGCTCCACTAGTAAAAAAACTCATCTTCTTGCCATCATCCTTCTAGAATCAGAGTAAACTTTTGTTTCACTTTGTTTTTGAAATTGTTGTATTGGCAATAACACTGCCATCATCATTTCATCCACATTTATTCTACGGAATGGTGAATCAAGTTTACTGTTTAGATATCTCTTAATTGTTGGTTTGACTATTGGGTGTCTTTTTAATTGCCTATATGTAGTATTAATTCTAGTATCCTCATCAAACCTTCTGTCTGTAGCGAAATCTGTGATTATGTTTAATAGTTTTAATCTCATAGGTATAGATAGGTAATGAAAATTTAATCCAATAAAGCCATTGTTTGTTTCTTCTAGTGGTAAGACTAGTGGAAACCTATCCCAATAAGGAAGTTTATCTTTATATTTTGCATCATACAAAAAGAAATTCATCCTACCCCAATATGGGTATGGACGAACTTCTCCTTCATTAACCAGTTGCAAAGGTGGTGGTGTTCCAAAATCTCTAATCTTGTCACGAAACCAACGAATAGACTTCTCTCTACCGCCTGTTGCCTGTTCTAACTTATCAAAATATCTGTTTGTCATGCTAGTATTTATACAGTTTAACCAAGATGGTCTTCAGTCAGTATCATGAATTCCATACCCCTATCTTTACAGAATTCTATTGCAGACTCCCATTTTGCCTTGTTTACCCCCCAAGTTCTAACCTCATTTACAAATCTCTTTGTTTTTCTTTTTGGTATCTTTGGTGGGCCACACTGTGCTTTTGGTTTAACCTCAATCAATAACTTTTTTATTGTTCCATCTCTTTGACGAACTTTTGTGTAAAAATCTGGAAAATAACGATGCATTCTTCCATCTAATGGAGAAATATAAGGTATAATAATCTCTTCACTCCCCCACTCTAAAACTTCATCAGTATTATCACAATAAACCATAAACCTACGCTCCCAAAGAGAACGATATATGATCTTATCGGGATCACCTCTGTATTTTCTAGGGTTAGTTGGATTATATCTGCCGCTGTATGCCATTTGTCTATATAAATACTTTCACAAACATGTTTATAGGATTATTTAGATGACAAAATCCAGAGAGAAGTTAGAGTCCAACAAGGGTTCAAAAACATCCATGAAATTTCCCTCAGACTTGGGTAGTGATCAATCTAGACACTATGTTCTTTTTAGTATATTTGAAAATACTGGAACTGGACTAAAAATTGATTTCCCAGAAGGAGCAGGAGGGCCAGGAAGTAATAATACTACTATTGCAAGGCCTGTTACCGCATCTGCCACTGCACATATTGCTTTGTATATGCCTGCTCAAATTGCAAACAATACCTCTGCAAAGTATAGTGAAGTTGCTCTAGGTAACACTCTTGCTGCATATCAAGGACTTACTGGTGAAGCATCATTCACGGATGCTGCGAAAAATTACCTTAAAGGATTTGCAGATAACATGGGTGCCGAGGCAGCTGCTGTAGTAGCAATTAAAGAATTACAAGGCGGTGAGGTTGCAAATAATAGAATGGAAATGGTTTTTGAGACTATTGATAGAAGAACATTTCAGTTTGATTTTAGAATGATGCCAAAGTCTGCTGCAGAATCAACTGCAATACAAAATATCGTAAGAACATTTAGAACAAATATGGCTCCAAGAACTTCTGGAGCAGGAAACCTTAGATTTAGAGTTCCATCTTTATTTGAAATAGACTTTAAACCCAATAATGCAAATGCTTTACCTAAAATTGGTAAAAGTGTTTGCACGGCTTGTAATGTAACTTATGGTGGTGCTAGAGCTCAATTTTTTGCAGATGGAAATCCAGTAGAAACCAGTATATCACTAACCTTTCAAGAGTTGGATCTTCCTACTGCACAGAGAGTGGAGGACGGTTATTAATCATGTATTTTAGAAAATTTCCAAAAATAGACTATGATGTAAAAGGTAATGGTAATATAACCACACTTACAAATATCATAAAAAGAGTTAGATTTAAAACTCTTACTAGTAGTAGGTTAGTTAATTTTGATATCTATGATGTCAGAGATGGTGAAACTCCAGAAATGATTGCACATAGATATTATGAGGAATCAGAGTATCATTGGTTAATTCTTCTTGCAAATGACATTCAAGATTACTATAATGAATGGCCTATGGCAGTTCCACAATTAGAAAAGTTTATTGCTTCAAAGTATGATGATGTTGACGGTATTCATCATTACACAATAAAACAGGAATCTGGTGATACTACTGTTGATATTGAAATTCCGAATAACACTGGTTATCCTCTTGCAACACCAGTGACAAATTATCAATATGAAGCTGCACTAAATGAAGAGAAAAGAAGAATCAAACTTATTCAACCTAGATATGTAGAATCTATTGAAAAAGAGTTTGAAAGAAAAATTATTGAAGGTTAATTATGTCTAGAAACGAACTGCAATATGCAGGCGATTTCCATATTGACGAATTAAGATTGGTTACAGTAAAAGGTAACTCATTCAGTCTTAAAGATGCGTATTCTTCATTAGAAATATATGAAGATATTTTATCAAACTCAATTACTGGAACATTGTCTTTTCAAGATACCAATGCATTGGTTCGCAACGGCCCAATTATTGGTCAAGAACGTCTTTATTTAAAGATATTCACTCCACAAAATAGTCCCAATGAAAAAACTATTATAGACTTTACAAAGAATGTTTTGTATGTCAATAAGGTTTTGTCTGTTACAGATGTAAATGATGGAACACAGGCAGTTACAGTTTCTTTCACAACACAAGACGCATATATGAACAACAGAGTTCGTGTGTCACAATCATTCAAAGATGAACCGTCAGAGATTGTAAAAAAGATTTTGCGTGATCCACAGGGCCTTAATTCTAAGAAAAAACTATTCTTTGAAAAGACTTCAAACCTATATAAAATGGTAATGCCAAACATCAAACCCTTTCATGCAATTAATTTGATTGCACAAAGAAGTATGTCGGTGAAGCATCAATTCGCACCATCATATCTGTTTTATGAAACATGTTTTGGGTTTCATTTTAGGAGTTTAGATAATCTTTTCGACCGTCCAACCGTAACTGGTGTTTATCGTGAACACACGCCAGGAGCAAGAACAGAAGATGGTGATAGTGATAACAAAATAGCAGAAATGGAAAACATTATCAGTTACAATATCAATCAATCACAAGACACACTTTCAAACTTGATGAAAGGATTGTATTCATCAAATATTATTATCTACGACTGGCAGAATAAGAAAAGAAGAACAATGGATTTGGAAGAAGAACTCAAGTTCGACTATCTAAAAAACTTCCCTAAAGAAAAACACACAAATACCAATGGTAACTTTGGTAGTCCAAATCCTCTATTGTCAGAAGCTCTAGAAACAGACGAATCTAAGAAGATGACTGAATATCCTATGTCAACACAGTTTGTTCAGTCCATTGACCTTGATCCAACAGAAACATTTTATACTCTACAAGATGAGGGTGGTGAGACTATCTACGATGGTAATAACATCGAAAAATGGTTAATGAAAAGACGTTCTAGACTTGCACAGATTGATTCTGCTATAAAAGTAGAAGTAGAAGTTGTAGGAACAACTAGAGTTCAAGCAGGGGATTTGATTTCATTAGAAATTCCTAATAAGTCTTCTTCTTCTGGTGGTTCTTATGACGAAACTATGAGTGGTAGATATCTCGTAAAACAACTAAGACATTCTTTTATGAAGAACGATAAAGATCCAAAACATACATGCTACATGCTTGCAATCAAAGATGATGTAGCACAACCGTTCTCAAAAGTGGGAACAGGGCCTGGCGGCACAGCATTGACAGATGCCGGGCCTGCAACAGATGAACAAGTGTAAAGGAGGTGTATAACTTATTTTTTATATGATGTCTCTTAACTCTAACCAAAATGAGGAATCAAATGGCTTCACAAAAATTAAAAACCAGACTGAGAAATATGAACTTTCAAAGACAAGGAGCAGACCGTGTTATGCAATACCAAACTGAAGAAGAGACTAAATACTACGAAGAGTTATACTTAAAAAGAACTGAGGAATTTTTAGGAAAGATCAATGAAAACATTCAAAGAACTGCAAGAGGGGGTTTACGATCCCAACATATTTAAAGCAATCTTTCTAGCGGGCGGGCCTGGCAGCGGTAAGTCCTATGTTGTTCGTAAAACAACAGGTGGACTAGGAATGAAGATTGTGAACAGTGATGACATCTATGAAAAGATGTTGAAGGACGCTGGACTTACTGCAACCCCAGAGGATATCTTCTCCGATAAAGGACAAGAGATTCGTGGTCGTGCAAAGGCAACAACCAAAGTTATGCAAGGTAACTTCTTGGATGGTAGACTTGGGCTCATCATTGATGGAACTGGTAAAGACTATGACAAGATTGCAAAACAGGTTGCTGGACTAAAAGGTATTGGATATGAGTGTTACATGATTTTTGTAAACACCTCATTAGATACTGCACAAGAACGTAATAGAATGCGTTCTCGCACACTCCCAGAAGATGAAGTTGCAAAGATGTGGAATGCAGTCCAACAGAACATTGGTAAATTCCAGAGACTATTTGGAACATCAAATATGATTATCGTTGACAATAATGATGCTGGTGAAGACATTTTCAATAAAGTATGGAAACGGATTGCAATGTTGGTTAAAAAGAAAGTATCGAATCACATTGCAAAAGCATGGATTAAACAAGAACTTGATAAGAAAAAACGATAATAACTAAAAAATAAATGAAAAGCCCTTGATTTTCAAGGGCTTTTTTTAAGCGAAATTGCTTGACAAACCTGTTCTAATAACATATAATGTATGTAGAAATCGAGAAAGGATTAAATTATGACATTATATTTGGATATGGACGGTGTTCTTGCTGACTTCTTTACAGGGTTTGCTCAGAAGTTTGGTAAAGATCATTGGAAAATGATACAGGACAAAGAAAAGGCTATTGTCCAGTTACAAGGAACGGATTTCTTTAACACACTTGATGTGTTCCCCACTGCACAAAAACTGATTGATTTTGCTCGCTCTACTGGTGATTGGGGTATCTGTTCTTCACCATTGCGTGGAGATCGAGACAACTCTGCATACTGGAAACGTGTTTGGTTGACTGATAAGGGATTTCTGCCTGATATCGACAAACTGATTTTCACTGGTATGAAAGAGAAATATGCCGTTGATGCGATTGATGGAACACCCAATATTCTAGTTGATGACAAACCATCTAACATTGACCGTTGGATTAAGAACGGTGGTATTGGTATTATCTATCAGGCAAATGAAAACGATATAGATGAATTGCTAAAAAAACTTGAAAAAGTGCTAAAAAGTGCTTGACACTTGTTATAATAACATCTATAATGTATATGTAAGTTGAGAGAAAGAGGTAAAAATCATGTTTCGAATTCCTAATTTTTTTGAGATGACAATGACTTTTGATGAGGCATGGAACACAATGACTCGTTTTGGTCGTGGGGATTGTTTAGAGGGTATGGAGGCAATGAACCGTGTTTGGGAAGAATACATTGCATCTGATGACCAAGACGATGATGAGTTCTTTTCGAACTGGTGTTATGAGGTGAACGCCTATAACGTAGTGTTTGAAGGTATGGGTAAACTTTTTAAGGAAGCT